CTAATGTACCGTTTGGGAGAGTATTTTAATGAAACATGAATTAGACGATAATATGCCAATTTATGGCGATGGTGGTGATATAACTGACCCAGACGAAAGATACGCTTTTTTTGAAAATTTGTCTAGCGAATTACTAAATGTATTAAGAATTGAGCGTAATAAAAAGCTGGTAGAAACAGACTATTGGGCATATCAAGATACCCCAGACATGACTGCTGAACAGATAACATACCGCCAAGCACTCCGTGATATTACTGATAATTATACATCTTTAGAAGATGTTGTGTGGCCTGAAAAACCATTATAAATAACATAAAGAACTTGAGGGACAGGGAACTCAATGGCAAATTATATAGGTAATCAACCTTTAAACGGAGATTTTAAGAGACTAGACTCTATTGCATCTTCTTTTGACGGTTCAACCACTCAATTCAATTTAACCTATAATACGGCTTCACGTTCTGTTGGAGACGCTAGTCAGCTTATTGTCTCTCTTAATGGTGTTATCCAAGAGCCATTAAATGCTTATACACTTGGCATTGGTGGTAATTCAATTATTTTTGCTTCGGCACCCGCATCTGGAGATACATGTCATATCGTACAGTTAGGTGCTGTAGGATCTACTATTACTCCTACTGATGGATCAGTTACAGCTTCTAAGCTTGATGCTTCATTAAAAGATTATTACGAAGACGAATTTACAGCTGATGGTTCTACTACAGACTTTACATTGAGTAGAAGCGCGGTTGGTGTAAACCAATTGATGGTAACTGTCGATGGTGTTGTTCAGCCAACATCAGCTTATAGTGCTTCAGGCACTACTTTTACGATTTCACCGGCATTACCAAATGGCACGAATATTCGTGTTGTTCATATGGGTGTCAAGGCTGGTGTGTATGTTCCAGCACAAAATAGTATTGGATTAAACGAATTAGATCTTACAGCTTTAGATGGAAGATATTATCAGAGTGGCGATAGTATTAATGTTACTTCAATTACTTCAGAAAATATTACTGCAGACGGGATTATTAAATCAGCTAGAGATAACTATTCAAAAGTATCTCTAGCAAATACTGGTACTCCTTATGAGTATCAAGTAGAAAATAACGGAAGCAATTTCAGGATTACTGATTCAACCGCGGGTCAGACAAGAGTAGCTATTAATACAACTGGTTATGTTGGAATTGGTACAATTGCTCCGGCCGGAAGATTTCATGTAGTTGGAACGGGTGGTTTAACCGGCGGTACTGTACAGAATTCAGGATCAGGTAACCAAATTGTAATTGAAAATAATGCTTCTAGTGGATCAGCAGATATTCAGATGCTCGGTCCAACAAATGGTTACAACCATATTTTCTTTGGTGATGCTGATGACGCTAATATTGGCGTTATGTATTATAACCACAATAATAATTCATTAAACTTTACTACCAATGCTAATACAGGATTTATGATGTTGGATTCTGCTGGTAGTTTCTTAGTTGGATCAACAAATAGTAATTTAGGATCTTCAAGTACTGAAGAAGGTATAGTATTAAATGCAACTGGTACTATGGCTTCAAGTAGAAGCGGTAATATTGCGTCTGTATTTAATAGATTATCATCTGATGGTCATGTAGTTCAAATAAGAAGAGATGGTGGAAATTTAGCTGGTGGGTCAAACGCTGGTCATTTGGGAGTAGTTACAGCTAGTGGTCAATCAAGACTTTATCTCGGTAACTCAAATACAAGTTTAAGATTTAATAACGGAATTGATGCTATCACACCATGTAATAACGATGGTAATGATAGAGATGCTGCAATTGACTTAGGTGTATCTCCCGGTGCTAGATTTAGAGACCTCTACCTCACCGGCGGCATTCAGTTTGATTCTCGATCAAACAAGCTCGATGACTATGAAGAAGGTTACTTTAACTATTCTATTCCATGTTCTGGTGGTGGATCTTTTACTGTAAGACCAAACTATATTTCTGGGTATTATACAAAGGTAGGTCGATTAGTAACTATTCATATTAGATATGAAACTCAAGGTAGATCATCACCTTCTGGTGATATTGAATTAGATGGTCTTCCATTTACTGTTTTATCTACTGCTCCAAATGGAGGTAATGCTTCATTTACGGTTCCAATACTTTTAAGAGGAGCATCAAGTAGTAGTTTTGAATGGGATTATAGTTTTCATCTTGGGCTAATTCCAGGAACAACAAAAGGAAAATTCTACGGACAGGGAGAGGGTAGCTCTCATTCTTTTAGAGCACTTCAACCAGGAGACATTCCGAGTAACTTTGAAGGATCAATTGTTGCAACATACTTGACAACATAAATAGGAAAACAAAATGGCATTAACAGAAAGAACAGAAATTAGTAAGATCGAAATTGTAGGACAATGGTCCATTGTACAAGTTCGTGAAGATACTGTTGTGGAACGTGACGGTGAAGAAATTGCAAGAACTCATCATAGATTTGTAGTTTCTCCCGGTGACGATCACACGGGTCTTGATCCAAAGGTACGAGCAATATGTGAAGCTTTACATACAACTGATCTTATTTCAGAATACAAAGCTAGCTTAGAACAAGAGGCTGAATAATGGCAATTCAGAAAATATCCAATGCGGTCATTAATACCGGAGCAGTAACATCAGATTCAATTGCGACTGGTGCGGTTAATGCTGTGGATATTTTGGATGGGACAATTACTGCTAATAAACTAAATTCAACATTAGATTTAAGTAGTAATACATTAACGTTACCTACTTTAAATTCAACGGTTAATATTGATGTTGCAGATTTATTTGTAAAAGATACGACTGGAGGAGCACAGGGTCAAGTTCAGATCGGTGCTGGTACAGTTCAAGGTTTTATTAATATTCAAAAGGGTGACGGAACAAGAACAGTACAAATTTCATCTGATGGCGATACATATTTTAATGGTGGAAACGTTGGTATTGGTACAGCTTCACCTAATAATTATAATAATTGGTCTACACTTACTTTAAATAATCTATCTGGCGGAGAAATAGATTTTGAAGTAAATGGCACGCTATACGCAGATTTATTTGCAAATTCTGGCGATATGTTCATGCGTCATCATAATGGAAATATACGATTTTATGCTGGTGGATCCGCAACTGAAAATGAACGTGTAAGAATTACATCTGGTGGAAACGTTGGTATTGGTACGACGAGTCCTTCAGAAAAGCTGGTAGTTGATGTAGGCGCACCGAGCGCATCAGATAAAGTTTTAGGTATGTTTAGATCTGAAACTTCGCGAGAAATAGGGTTTGTTTGGGATGATAGTCAAAGCACATTAGGTATCGCAACACTTACTAACCATTCTATGGTCTTTCACACAAATGGTAATTCCAATGAGCGCATGCGCATCACCCCCGCCGGCCGAGTCGGTGTTGGCGTTAATAACCCGTTGTATCCAGTTACTGTTGGTCACAGTAATCCAAATAATGGTATTGTTCAGCAATTAAGAAACACTACTTCAAATGGTAATGGCGCATTTTTGCATTTTGATATTAATAACGTTGGCGATTATAGTATTGGTATGCCAAATAACGATAATTCGCTTGTTATAGGTAAAGATTTAGGAAACACTGGCGATCAATTAGTTAAGTACAATGCTGATGGGTCTGTTTTAAATAATTATGGAGGTTATCCAAGTAGAGAATTAACTTTTAATTGGGCAAAGTCTGTTAGTACTTCTTACGTTGATTTAGTTACACTTAATGTTCCTAATGCTCATTATGGATATTTTTATGAAATTATTACTACAGGTGGAGATTGGAGTAATCATTCTTCAGCAAGATCTTATCATAAAGGAATGGTGAATGGATATAATGGCTATGGCGGACACACAAAAATAGAAAGTAGTGGACCATATGGTTCCAATATAGCTATTAATTGTGTTTTTGTTAATGGTAATGGAGAAACTAAACTTCAAATTAAATTAGATTCTGGAACTGTTACTTTAGAGGTATACGTAAGACTTATAGGCAGAGTTTCAAACCATACGATTCATAGATAGTATAAAGGTATAACCAATGTCAAAAGCAAGAGACTTATCAGATTTTATTTCAACAGCTTCGATTGATTCGACTGAAATTGCTGATGGCGCAGTAACAAGTGCAAAACTTCATACTACTTTAGACTTAAGTAGTAAAACACTAACATTTGCGGCTGATCATATTTCTGGTAATAATATTCATGGTGGTGTAATCAGTGACTTTGCTTCGACTGGTATTGATGATAATGCGAGTTCGACTGCAATTACAATTGACAGTAGTAATAGGGTTGGGATTGGTGGAGATCCACTAAACGATTTGTCGGTTAGATCTTCTTCAACAAATACTACGACTATATCAGTACAAAATACAACAAATAGTGCGTTATTAAATCTTCATGCTTTTGGTGGTAGTACAGGAGTTGGATCACAATATTATAACAGAGTCGGCTTGTGGTCATGGAATGGTTCAGACGGTTTAGACTTAGTGTCTGGAGCAAACTCCTCTGGAGCAAATGATATTAAAATGTACACCAATGGTTATGGTACTACTCCAGCAGTTACAATTAATAGTAGTGGTCATGTTGGCATTGGTACAACTAGTCCAGTATATACTTTAACGGTATCTGAAGATGGTAATGATAATATTGAAATAGGTGCCGGCATTATTCAAAGATACAATAGAGGATCTTCTTCTTATGGTAACCTAACATATTATGGCGCTGCTCATAATATTATATCATTGTCTAATGATATTAAACTTGAATCAAGAAGTTCTGATACATCATTGAATAACGGTGTTACTGCAAAGATTGAATTAGATACAGTTGGCACTGGTTACGGCCAAATTAGAATGTCGACAGGTGGCGGTGGCGGTGGCATGAATACAGATGCTCTTATCGTTCATCCCGCGGGATATTTGGAGCTAAAATCCAGTGATGCATATAATCAATTAGTACTTACTCCTTCTGGAACCAATGCACCCGCTTCAATTAACTTTAATACTCCAGGAACAGGTCGCGCTAAATTAAAAGTACAAAATAACGAGTATATTTCAATACTTTCAACAGGCAACGTTGGTATTGGTACGATTAATCCAGATGTTTTACTTGACGTTGGAAACAGTGATAGCGGAAGCGCTGGTGTTACAGGTATTCAAATTCAGTCTTCGCAAGACTTTTCAACTGTTTATGCCGGCAATAATTCTAATACATGGCCTGGCATACAAGTTGTTAACCACGATGACACATCTAATAGAACAGGTGTTGGTGTCACATTTGTACATAGATCTTCAAGCTCAGGTGTGGCATCAATTCAAAGTACATCGGATGCAGCTGACAGGGCAGACATCAGATTTATCACAAGAGGTGCAGGCAACGCTATCGCCGAAAGAGTGATTATAGATTACGATGGTAATGTTGGTATCGGCCGAACCAGTCCTACTGCTAAGTTAGATATTGCTGGTGTTGGAAATGGTGATGTCCAATTAAGATTATCAACAGGTTCTAATAATTCAAGCGATCCACTATATTCTAGTGAAGGTGGTAATATTGCTTTTTATCAAAGGCAAGATGGATCTACTTATAGAAGACATTTAGATATTAGCTCAAACGGAGATAACAGTTGGGGCGGCAAAATCAGGTTTATGACAAACCATGATTCAAATGGTAATTCAGTTGAAAGAGTTATAATTGATAGTGAAGGCAACACACATCTTAAAACCAATGGAGTAAATACTGGTCAATTAAGATTAGAAGGCAGAGTTCATCGTGTAAGTTCAGGTAGATGGTATGGTATATATAAATCAAAATATGATCCAGGATCAACGACTTCTAATGTATTAAGATATAACACATGGTACTGGGGTGATGCCGGCGTAATTGTAGAAGTATTTCAAAGAATTTACACTGGTTTTCATTATGGACGATTTAGATTATATGGTCATACAAACTACAGCAATGCTAGCGTCGGCGTTGAAACTTTAGAAAATACGGGTGTTCCAGTTCCTTATTTTAGTTCTATCGTAAATCAAACGAATGATGGAACAAATACTCCAGGATACGCAGATTTAAGATTTGATACTAACAATTATAAAACATATTGGTATCATGTTCATTCTCAGCAGCAAATTTTAGAATTAAATTCTACAGCTTCAAATTATTCTTGGAGTCAAAATAGAGTTTGGCTATATCCAGATAATACAATTGTGTAAGGAATAAGATATGAAACATCCATTAGATACTGGACAACCTCTTGAAAAAGAACCTGGTGTTTTTATTCCTATTGAAAATGAAGAAGAAAGATATCTTTTTATTCAATTATGGGAAGATTTTAAACAAGAGCATGTTCAAAGACAAAGAAAAAATGAATATCCACCAATTGCTGATTTTGCAGATGCTTGGGTAAAGCAAGATGATGCAGCTCTTGAAGAATACAGACAAAAGTGCTTAGCAGTAAAAGCCAAGTATCCTAAACCAGAATGACGTATAAATAACATAAACACCTGAGGGAAAGTGAACTCATGGCAACAAATAAAAATTTTATAGTAAAGAACGGACTAGAAGTCGGAGGTAACGTAGTTGTTACAGGGCAATTAACGACTTCAGGTATGTCGTTACCAGCATCTGATGGATCGAATGGTCAGTTCTTACAAACAGACGGTGCAGGTAATTTATCTTTTGCAACTGTCGTATCTGATTTTACTATTTCAGATGGTACAAATACTGATACTGTAAATACAGGCGAAACATTAACCTTTGCTGCTGGTACTGGTATTACCACCGCGGTGACCGGTAATACAGTAACTATTTCAAGTCATGATTCTTATACAGATGCCGAAGCTATTTCAGCCGTCGAAGGCGCAACAAATCTTACAATTGATGGCGGAACACTTTATGTAGATACCGCAAACAATTATGTAGGCATTGGAGACACATCTCCTCAATATATGCTTGATGTTGGTGGTACAACTGGTACTGGCTCTATTGCTGTTTCTGGTACTGAGGTCATTGACTCAGGCGCAGAAATTATTACTTCACAACTTAAAGATTCTGGCGTAACTGCTGGTTCTTATGGTTCTGCTTCTTTGGTTCCTGTGATTACAGTTGACTCTAAAGGTAGAATCACATCAGCGTCTACGACTTCAGTAGCAGGTGTATCTTCATTCTCGTTTAATGGTGCATCAGAAATTCTCACAATTAACACCGCTGATGGTGGATCTTTTACTGCAGACATTTCTGGTTTAGCTTCAGAAACTTATGTTGATACCGCAGTAAGTAATCTTGTTGATTCTGCTCCAGGTACACTTGATACTTTGAACGAATTAGCCGCAGCACTTGGTGATGATGCTAATTTTGCTTCTACTATTACTTCAGCTGTAAATGGTAAAGTATCTAAGCTTGGAGATTCAATTACTGGTGCGTTAAGTATTAGTTCTAATCTAACAGTTGATACAGATACACTATTTGTAGATGCTACAAACGATAAAGTTGGTATTGGTACGACGAGTCCAACAAATAAATTACATGTTGATGCCGGTAGCTCAACTGGTGTGGATATTACTTCTATTACTGAATCGTATATAAATTTTGGAACTACTGCAAATACCAATTTAGGTCAGATTTATTATAGCATTGCTAATAATTTAATGTTGTTTAGAACTAATGATGGAAATCATATGTATCTAAACTCTAGCGGTAATTTGGCAATTGGTGTACAACCAGCTGCAGCTGATGCTAAGCTTACTTTGGGCGATGTAAATCCAGCCATTTTCTTTCATGACACATCTGCTGGTGAAAATGATGCAGCGATTAAAGTATCGAATGGTGTTATTCAATTATTGAATGGTGCAAATACAAATGATGTAAGTGGTTTAACACCTAGACTTACTGTTTTAAATAATGGCAACGTTGGTATTGGGACGGCTTCGCCTTCCAACAAGCTTGATGTTTCTGGTGGTATTACTGCATCCGGTACAATTCAGGCTAGTGGGAATCTGTATCTAGGTAACGGATACTCGATAACAACACAAACTTCTGCCGGTAGGTTTTATGCGTTTGCTGGTGGAACATATAGAGGCGGACAGATTGATTTCTTAGGTGGTCTAGCCTCACCGGATGCCGGAACATTAATTTTTAGAGCCGGGACAGGTGGAAGCAGCACAGCTCAACCAGAACGTATGCGCATCAGCTCCTCTGGTGACATTAATATTGGCCAAAGCCAAAATTACTCAGCTAAGGTCATGATAGAAAGAGGTAGTCACGGCAATTACCTTTACATGGGTGGATCTTCAGAAAAAAATCGTGGATTGATGTTTTCTTCTGATGTGGGATCTTTAGGTGCTGCTTACTTAGGAGCTAAACATACCATTCATGCACAAAGCGGCGGGGGTGAAATACTTTTTAAAAATGATAATTATAACTGGCTATATTTAGATCCAGCTGGTAATGTTGGTATTGGTGATAGCAATCCAGGATCAAAATTAAAAGTAAATGGTCCATCTGGAATTGTACAACTATCTGGTGGTAGTACAGGATCATCTTTAATATATGGAAACGCTGCCAGTGGTCATACAGGTGAATTGCTCCAAATAATTGATAAAAATGGTATTCAGCAAATACACGCAACCAACGCTGGCAACTTTGGTATTGGGGGGATTCCTAATAATAGATTTGAAGTAGTAAATAATACCGGTTACCCATATACAAGGTTACAGTTTGGAACTAATACAACCGAAGCACAGGTAAATATTGTTAAAAATGGTGGTTCTAGTTTTAGCACAGGATATACTGCAGCATTAAATTTTCAAACTGATAATGCGCCTAATGGTTCCTATGCACCATCTAATAAATGGGGAATCAGACAAAATGATTTTTACACTGGCAGATGGGAAACACGCTTAGATATTTACAGCTACTATGCTAGTGCACCTTCAATGGTCTTTAGAGATAGTGGTTACATTGGTATTGGTACAGACAATCCAACTGCAAAGCTCCAAGTTGGTACAAATACAAATAGTACTGACTGGTCTGACAGAATTATTTTTGGTGGCACTACAGCATCTACAATTGACACTGCTATTAGTGGTGAAGGTGGTGGCACTGGAACTGGAAGAGCTAGAGTATGGATCGCAGGTGGAGGCGAAGGGCAAGCTGCATTAGGATTATTTAACGGAGATTCTGGTGTAACTGCTGGTACAATCAGTATGGTTGGCGGTTATATGAAAATCGCTGGTAAAGACAATCAAGAAAAAATGCGAATTGATATGGCTGGTGATGGCGATGTTCGCATTATGGGTGAAACTGCAGTTGGTACTCCTGGATCGGGAACTACTGGAGATAGTAATGGTTTAGCTCTTTACACCTCTGGTGGAACAAGCTGCCCAATTTATTTTGGATCTGAACGGCATTCAGCGCAGAAATCCATGTATATGCTTGGTTATTACATCTATTTAAGAGGGCATCAGAACGAAGGCATTAGATTTATATTCAGTCAGCCTTCTGGCCAAGCACCGCGATCTGATTACTACCAATTTAGATATAACTCGGCTCTTCGTCCAGGTGGAAGCAATTCATGGGATGGTTTTTCTGATGCTCGAGCAAAAGAAAATGTTCGAAATCTAACAGGCGCGTTAGATAAGATTAATCAGCTTAGACCAGTTATGTTTGACTGGACTAATAATTATGCTGATAATCAAAATATGTGGATAACAAATAAAGACAGTGAGAAGTCTTATGAGTGGTATTCTATAAAAGAAAATGGATACGACTTAGACCGTAAGAATGATCAAATTGGATTTATTGCTCAAGAATTTGAACAAGTATTCCCTAAAGATATTAAAGAGCACGAAGTCACGCTTGGTGATGAAACAATTACAGATTTTAAAACACTGAATACAGATAGTTTGATTCCTGTTTTAACTAAAGCTATTCAAGAACAACAAGAAATGATTGAAGCATTAAAAGCTAGAATAGAAGCTTTAGAAAATTAACCTGAGTAATAAAAACATATAAATAGTCCTATAGAATCTAAACTGTAGGACTTTAATATGGCGAATCCAACAACAAGACAAGAGCTCATTGATTATGCTCTTCGCAAGCTTGGTCATCCCGTTATTGAAATTAACGTAGACGAAGATCAGCTCGAAGATCGCGTTGATGAAGCCCTGCAATATTATCAGACGTATCACTCTGATGCGATTATCCGTACGTATTTAAAGTACCAGATAACTTCGACCGATATTGCTAATAAGTATATTCCCGTAAATAACCAATACACATATGTTCGTGGTATCTTTCCGATTGGCGATGAAAACTCGTCAATTAATATGTTTGATGCTCGTTACCAGATTCGACTAAACGATATCTGGGATATGCGTCTTGGTGGTAGTTTATCGTTTTATGCTCAAACACAACAGTATCTATCAACAATTAATCATGTTTTGAATTCTAATTCGGCTCCTACAAGATTTTCTCGCCATCAAGATATTCTACACATTGATATTGATTGGGATACAGTTGAAGCTGGAGAATATATTATTGTTGATTGTGATGCTGTTATTGATCCAACACAGTCGCCTCAGATATATAACGATATGTGGTTAAAGAGATATACCACTGCACAGATTAAATATCAGTGGGGATTAAACATGTCTAAATTCGAAGGCATGCAATTACCAGGTGGTATCATCTTAAATGGTAGAGCAATCATGGAAGATGCAACTGCAGAAATAGAAAAGCTTGAAGAAGAAATTAGAATGAACTTCGAGATGCCAGTTGACTTTTATGTAGGATAATTAGATGCCGCGCAATGTATATTTTAGTCAAGGTAATTTAGCAGAACAACATTTATTTGAAGATCTTCAAATTGAAGCTCTAAAAATTTATGGCCAAGAAGTCTACTATTTACCTCGCAAAATCATTACACGAGACGTAATCCTCAATGAGGATGTTGAATCGTATTTTGATGATGCGTATATGATTGAAATGTATCCCGAAGAAATTGAAGGCTTTGGTGGTGAAGGTAACCTCATGTCTAAGTTCGGCTTAGAGATTAGAGATGAAGTCACCTTTGTTGTTGCACGTAGATCTTGGAATAAACTAGTTGGTCTATGGAATAATACTGTTGATAACGATAGACCTAACGAAGGTGATTTATTATATCTACCTTTGACTGGTTCTTTCTTTGAGATCTCGTTTGTTGAACATGAGCAACCATTTTATCAGTTGCAAAATGTTCCGGTTTATAAACTTCAATGTCGTCTCTTTGAATATAACTCTGAAGACTTTAATACTGGTCTTGAAGTTATCGATGAGATTGAAAAAGAACACGCAAATACTCGTTCTGTACTTGTTACAGATATTACGGGTGATATTGAAAAAGGTATGCGTCTATATCAAATCATCTCTAAAGATGCTAATGGCGACGCAGAAAAATGGCTATCATTTGAAGTTGCGGAAATGTCAACAGTTGGTGGTGTCACAACATCACTTCAATTAGAACTATTTGACTTCCAAACAAATTCAGATAAAGTCCATAATTTGATTCTATCAACTGATGGCGATACTGATACATACTTTATGAATGGCACAGATACGAATACTGGTAAGCCGAATATTACCGATTCAACAGTCTATGCTAAACTATATGAAATCTATGACATCGATGATAGTATTGATGTTACATTTGGTAATGATGGCGGTGCACAGAACTACGACTTTGAGCAAGAAGGTGATTCTGTCATTGACTTCTCTGAAAGGAATCCGTTCGGAGAACCAGGCCAAACAATTGCTTCTGTTACTGCACAAGCAAATACAAATATGGATTCAACAACTGTCCTTATGGATTCTACTGAAGTAACTATGGACGAAGATAGCTAATTGGAGTAAAACATGGCAAAACAAGTTATTGGTATTGGTAATATTGCCGACGACGGTAGAGGTGATACCTTAAGGACGGCAGGAACCAAGATTAATTCAAACTTCACAGAAGTATACAATGATATTACGACTGTGAACTCTTCACTCACCTCGTTGAGTACTCAGGTTAATGGTATTACTGTTCCAACCGATTTATCTGCTTTTACAGATACTACGAATGTGGTACCTGCAGATTTATCAGATCTAACAGATACTACTAATCTATTATTTGACGGTAATTATAATAACCTTACAAACAAACCAACGATTCCCTCGTTTGGTAATGTAACTACAAACATTGTACCAGATACAAATGTTGCTTACGATATTGGTACTTCATCAAATCGTTTTAGAGATTTGTATTTAAGTGGTAATACCATTGAACTTGGAAGTGCTACTCTAAGTGCTGTTGGTTCAAGTGTAGTATTACCTACTGGATCTACTTTACCAGGAGTTGCTGAATTTGAATATAAACCAGCTTCTGTTCAAAAGATTACAGCCGAAGATCCATTTAACGATTATGTTGTTGGTACCGGTGGTTCTCAACCAGCACCAGATAATGGAATTGTTATCGATAAATTAACACTAACTTTAGCTCAGCAAGAAGGAGCATCTGCTACTACTTTTGCTAATTTTACACCAAGTGTATATACAGCAACAATTGCTGATGGTGTTATTAGTGCTATTGAAATAACCACTGCAAATGCTTATCCTTCTACTCAAGATGGTTCAACAATTAATACAGGCAATATGATTCTTTTAGATGCTGGAGTAGATATTACTAATCCATCGAGTATTCTTGGATCTACTATTTCATTCAATTTGAATGCTTCTGTAAATAGTTCAAGCACTAACGTAGCAAACTTTGGTGGTAATTTAAGTTATACTCCATCAAATCCAGCTCATTGGACAGACCCTGATCCAACGAATATTAAAGATGCTGTTGATAGATTGGCTGCGGTTGTATTTGCATTAAACGGAAACGTAGGTAGCTAATAGATGTTAGGCGATCATTTTTATCACGCGATTCTCAGAAAATCAGTTGCTGTTTTTGGCACACTGTTTAACGACATTAATGTTGTGCGTAGAGATAACAATAACATCGTAAAAGATGTTCAAAGGGTTCCATTGTCATATGGACCTAAGCAAAAGTTTTTGTCGCGTATTGATCAACAACCAGATTTAGATGATACTAAGGTCGCTTTAAAACTACCACGTATGTCTTTTGAAATCACAGCATTAGCATATGATTCAAGTACAAACGTGAATAGACTGAATAAAATGTCTACCTCAGTTACTCAAGATACTCGTAACTCGGTAGGTCAGGCCACGCCATATATTTTAGATATGCAATTAAATATTATGGCTAAAAACCAAGATGACGCACTTCAAATATTAGAACAAATTGTTCCATACTTTCAACCAACATATAC